GATCCTTGAATTACAGAAATTGTAGACGGACTGTGTATGATGCCCTCCGCTATCAATCGCCACGGCACCCAGGCGCAGCTTGCGGCCGTCTTCGGTGGTCCACTCGCGGCGTAGGAGCTCGTCGAGCTCGTTCCAGATCTCGCCCTTTGCCGGATCACCGTATAGGCAAAGATCTTCGATGCCCCAGCTTTCCTCAATCGCGTCCCGACGTTCGCGGCGCCAGCCGATGATTTCGATTTCGATCCGGTTGTCTTGAACGTCGACTCCCGCTGTTAGGTACAGCATACGATAGGGCAAGGCGGAGGCCGAATAATTCTCCCGACGTTCAAGCAGCGGTTCCGGTGTAACGGTTCTGCCGCCAATACTCCATGATTTGCCCAAGGTGAGATTCGTCCAATTCATGAGCATCTCTGTGTCGCCCATGTCGGCGCGTTGTTTGGCCTTTAAAAATTCGGCAACCATTTTTGACAACCGTGAGTAAGGGACGTGGATCTCCCATGCAGAGAAAGATGCTACGGCGCGGAATTCACCCTCCGCGCGCCAGACAGCATCCTGTAGAGCAATTGCACGCTGCCGATCGGTCCAGGCGCGGGAACAATGGGCACAGACATAGACAGCAGTATCGGGCTGGCCGTTTGTCCATTGCACGTGTTCCCAATCGAGCTTTTGAAATTGACCGCATAGGACACACGGTACCCATGGATAGCGCCGATCGCCGGCAAGAAACTCGGCTTCGATGGCGCTTGCGTCGGTATAGGTAGGAGTCGAGAATAAACCAATCTTTCGATTCCAGAACCGAGCCGTGCGCTTGACGGCCTTGGATACCGCGTCGACCGTGTACAAATCGATCTCATCACACAGGACAATGCGGATCGGGCGACTTGCAACACCGGCTTGAGACTCGCTCCATGTGATTGTGACGTGGCCGCCAACGTACTTTTTGTGGAATAGAGTGTTATCACTGCCTTTGACCCGTGGCTCCAAGACCAAACCACGGAGCGACGGCGTATCGCGCAGCATTGCAGCAAGGCGATCCTTGCTGAATGCTTTGGCCTCATCTTCGGTTGGTCTCACAACGAGGATCGGTGCCGGATCGTTTTGAATGTGATACCCAACCACGTTGAGAATATCCTCAGTCTTGCCGAACTGGCCCGACGCCATGACCACCACACGCTCACATGCCGAATCTGTGAAGCAGTCCATGATCTCGCGGTGAAGCGGATTGTCACGCGTGCGCCATTGCCCGGCTTCCGGGCTCGATTCACTGCTTAACTTTCTGTTTGTGTCTGCCCACTCGCTTACCGTTTGCCGGGGTGCTGGCCTGAACGCGGGTAAGCTCCGCCTCAAGGCTTTTTCGAATATCTCGAGCGAATCCGTCGCTTGATAATTCACTGAGTACATCGTACGCGTGCTGCTCCATTGCGGTGAACACTTCCGGCGCCAGATCGGGAAACTGCGTGCGGATCTTGCTCGGTCCCGCTAAAAATTTGGCTTTGCACGCGCTGAATGCCGCGGCTGTACCGTCCACGAAAAGCTGCACGGGTAAGAGCTCGCCCCGCTGGATCGCAAGTCGGGTTTCGATCTCCGCACGCTTGGCACGATCCAATAAAGCCGCTTCTAACATTCGATCGACCGAGCCGTCTTCCGGTTGTCGGCCTGCGGCCACTTCGCGGGTGTGTTTGTAAAGCTGAACCACGGCCTCGAGCAGATCGCCATTGAGTTTTACGTGCCCCATGCGGACATGCTTGGCGATCGCTGGCTGGCTTTCGTCGAGGAGTTTCGCTAATTGGCGCTGGCTGATTTTGGCTTTCATTCATCAACGACTACTTATTTTTGGGTTGCTGGCATGGTTCCGAGTTTATTAAAATTTGGATCCATGAACCGATGGGAGCGCATAGGGATCATTATTTCAGCCGTTTGGATCATCGTTTTGAGCGTTATAGCAATGCAGTCCCTCGATGCTCTACAGTTTTTTTTAATCGCAGGTGTTCTCCCAATTGTCATTGGTTGGGGAATGTACTGGATTCAAAAGGCCAAGTGATAACTCCCTTTTGTGGCCTCACACCGATTTTTTTTCGGTGAGCCGTGTTACCCGCAGTGCTAAACATTCGCCAGGGTCCCATCCCTTGTTTTTCCTTGCGTTCCTGTTATTAGTTCGCAATTTTTAGCGGTATGCGGCTCAATGTCGCCGGAGAAATTTCCAGCAACTCACAGACTTCGAGCAAGTGAGCAGCGGTTTCATTCTGGACGCTTACAGAAGTTCATCCCTCTGCCCCTGGTTCGCGGGTTAGATGTTCAGTTTCAAACTTAGTTTGGGCCGCTTTGGCCTCCTCATCGGTGAGTTGATTGACAAATTGTTTCCCCGAAATCTCTTTCAGAAGTTTACCCGCATCGCGTGCGTTGCCTTTGCAGTGGTTTAGGAGATTGTTCCAAAGGGTCTGCTTATCTGTCGTGGCCGTGGTTGGTGGTTGCCTGCTTGCCGATCGGCGGCGGGTTGCATCGCTCGACTTTTCGTCGGGCTGCTCCTCGTCTATTTCGTCCGGTCCTTGGGTGAAGATGTCCGATGCCGCCGTGGAGTTAAGCACGGCCGCGATCAGAGCCCGCTTGTTCGCCATTTTTAGGACGGTATTCCAAACATCCGGCAGCGCGTCGTTAGCGATCCTCTCGTTCTTGCGGAATTGATCTTCTGGAAATCGGGTACCACACCCGCCTTTTTTCTTAAGACACACCCACCCGCCGCCGAAGTCCTCGCGGCCATGGATAATCGCATCGGCGGCGCATTCCGGACACGCGAGTGTGGCTGCACGCAAGGCGTACTTACTTTCCTTGGTGCTGCACGATCCTTCGCCCGATCCGACCCGGAGCCCGGTCGGAATATGGTAGAGTGTGCACTTCGATTTGACGGTCAGGTGATCGCCGTCATGGTGCTCGACCGAGTCATACTCCGGGTCGAAGCGAAACAGCAGGTTCAACTTCTCGGCGCCAGCCTTGAGCAGTGTCGGTTTAGCGGTTCCGGGTATACGGCCGTAGTGTTCGCCTTCATGCATCGCGACCTTCATCAAGTCCTGAATCTTTAGGACTTGTGCCAGGAGATCCTGCACCGACAACTCCATCGGCAGTTGATCCGGTTTGACTAAACTGAGCGCGGTATTAGCTGATTTTCCTTCCATGATTATTCCCTTCGATTGAAGTTTGTTCGGTGATCTCGGTGTTAGCCTGCCGGCCGCAATAGTGACGTGCCCACTCGCGCCGGCCGTTCGGCCATGTCCGCTCTATGATCTTACCGCGGCGGCGTCCAAGGATTGCGACGAGCTCGCGGGTGGGCGAGCCGGCTGAGTAGGCACGGCGGTATTGTGGGATGACCCGGCGATCGCAGCGATCAAAAAGAGCGGCTTTTCGACGGCGATTAACTTGGCGCCAGGAAATTCGGCTAGAGTTGCATTCACCACAGTGAAATGAAGATTGATATTAGTCATACTGGCCGCTCCCTTTCGTTGGCCCTTCGGGCGGCGTGCTTGGCCTTGGTGCGAGTCCAAAATTCGTCGACGGTTTCGCGGGGGTGCTGATCCTGATCGGCGCCATTAGCGCTCGCCGACTGGTCGGCTTGCTCTCCCTTCGCCCAGTCAAAGCCGCCTTCATCGTAACTATCTTCGGCTTTCGTTTCCGGGTCTTCGTTTTTCAATGTCTTCCCATCATGGGGATTTTTGCTGTCGGTGCCGTCGGTGCTGTCGGCGGCATTGATAAGATTGAGATTTTCGGCTTCAGCACTATTTTTGCCACTGTCGGTTGTGCTGTCGGAAGCGTCGGAAGAGCCGTCGCAGGCGACAGCAAACATATTTTTTGCTGTCCAGAGATTCGCGTTTGCTTCTAAGACTTTGTCAGCACCGTCAGGACCGTCAGCAAAATCCGCTATATCTCGGGATTGGATGTAGATTTTCCGTGGGCGTTCTTTGTCGGCAAACCGAACGCTCCAGCCAAGCGCGATCAGGTTGGGGCGGATCTCACGTAGTTTCTTGCCCAGTGCGGCCGGGGTCGATGGAAATTCTTTCTCGTTTATATGAACCGTCGAGAGATGATCCTTCAGGGTCGCATGAAGTTCGTGTG